AATGCTCTGGTTACTTCTTGGCTGACAAAAGCTCCTTGTCTTGTAAGAAGGCGAGGCAATGCACTGACCGCATTGCTCCACAAGTTTGTGGCGATGGAAAGCGGGGCAAGGAGATTGCCTTGAATTACGGTCGGCAAAGTCTCGCCAATAAACTTTTTTGGCAAAAGCCTATTTTCAAAATTCTGCAACCTAAACAAACTTTCCTGCAAAACTTTTTCCGCCCTTGCCGCCTTTAGAATATCGGCATCATCCAGTGTCTGCCTTGCCTTGTTTGCGAGTTCGTCAAACCTTGTTTGCAGCCGTGTCTTGACGGCGAAAAGCTTTCTGCCTTGCGACAATAACTCCGGGGTCAGCCTTCGGTTGGCCTTTTCAAGCGCACCAACCAATGAATAAAAATATCCCTGCGGGTTTGTGCTTCTCAATGCCCTTGTAGCAGCCACAATCTGTCCGGCTTCAGTTGCATTTGCCTCTCTTAAAAATCTTCCGACAGACTTCTCAAGTTCTTCAACGCTTCCGGTTGCAGCAGCCCGGTTGATCAACTCGGCCTTGGCAACAATCTTTTGAGGCTCTGTTCCCTCTAGGGCAAGTCTTTCGACATCGGCCTTATCTGCTCCAGCCATCGCTTCCTCAAATGCCTTCTGCTTGAACTTTCCATACTGAATATCTTCGCTCTGTGCCAATCTTTCGCGCACACCACGATCAAGAAGCGGATCTTTAACCAGCCTCTTTCCAACAGCCCTTACCCCTGTTTGTGCCGTTTCGGTGGGTAGTTTTATTGGAACTTCCCTAGCCACAACCTCTGCAACGACTGGCGCAGCCTCAACTGCCGCAGGTGTTGCCTGCGCCACTTCTGCGGCTGGTCTTGCAACTGCCGCTGGAACTGTTTCCGCCGCCTCTGTGACTGCTTTTGCTCCAGCCCCACGGAATGCCTGAATGGCTGGCCTTGCCAATCCAGCCACCCCGCCAATCGTAGGCGTCAGGATTGAGGCTGCGGTTGTGGCAATGGGGTATTGCTCGATGTCTTTCTGTAAGACTTCCTCAACCCTTGCGATTCGTTCCGGCCCAAGGACAGCGCCAAGAGCCGCTGTCTGCGCCTTCTCCGCACCCAAATATGCCGCCGTTCCTGCTGCAAGGCCGCCAACAATCCTTGCCGGTAGCGGACCAGGCGTAAGCGCAAATCCTGCCCTTGCGGCTGCCCCGCCAGCCGTAGTCGGCAGAACCTCCCGCGCCAGCGTTCTTCCGATTGCGCCCAGCATGGACGGCTGTTCCTCAATCTCGAACACGTCAATCTCGCCTTGCGGTGACGATTCTACACGAACAAGCTTTCCATTCTTGTCCTTGCCGATGGCAAATCCGCCGCCGGTATCTTTGTCGGTGCCAGATGATACTGTTTCTATGCCTAGTCTTTGCGCCTCTTTGACGGCGGGAATGGCTGGCTTCTCAATAATTCCTTCGGCAAGCGCTTGTTGTGTTGGCTTAAATCCTTCGGCAATCGTGCCGTCCGGCCTTCTGATTGCGCCCATTGCGTCAACCGCTTCGCCCGCCGCCTGTGCGGCTTGTTCGGGTGTTGCGCCAGCCTGAAGCTGTTTTTGTGTTTCCGCCTGAAGAACAGCTTGGCGCTCTGGCGAGATTACATCTTCAGCCCTTCCGCCTGATGCTATGTACTGCGCCTTGGTTAAATTGCCATCCTGTGCCTCTGGCACAAACTCAAGTTCTTGTTCCTGTTCTGGTACAAACTCCAGTTCAGGTTCGTTGGCCGGTTGCCTCAAGCCCCTGGCCATGACTTATCGCTTCGGCTGAAGCGTACCCCTCTGACCCTTGATGATTACGGTTTGACCAGGCTTGATCCCGGCGGCACGGGCTTCGGCGGCGGAATTAAATGACGGAATAGTTTCGGCTGTGGGCTGGGTTGCCTGCATTGCGGGTGTAATTGGTGCGGCAGACTCAACCTCTTCCATTGCTGGCTGGGTCATCTGTCCAGCTTGGCGGTCGAATGAAAGCTCGGCAAGTTTCCCCTGAACCACGCCGCGCTCGGCCTCAAGCTCTTTCATAATATCCGATCTTTTTCTTAGCCCCAATGCCCCAAGCCCAAGCTCGGCGCGGAATGCGCGGGTGTCTCCCTTGGCAATCTCAAGCTCTTGCTTCATTTTTTCGGATGCAATCTTGCGTAGCCGATCATTCAATTCCTCGCGCTGAACCTCAATTTCCTCGTTTTCGAGCATTTGCTCGTTTGTCAGAGTGTTTCCGATTCCCTGAAGGTAAGGCGCAAGCGTTGGATCTTGGCTGAGTCTTGGAAGATCCTTCAGCTTGCCCTTGACTTTCAGCCCGCCCTTTTCAAACGTGAAATCAACATCGGGCTGTTCTTCCATTGCCTGCTTCCTTTGTGCCTCGGCAAGCGCGGCCTTTTGAAGTTCGTCCTGCCTCATCATGTCCATCATTGCCGGTATGTCGAATACTGCCATAAGTCTCCTTAGATTCTGATTAGATTGGAAAGTCCGCCAGCAATGTCGCCGAATGTCTGGCCGGGGCTTCGGTATGTGGACGCAATCGCCCTTGTCTGGTCTCCGTAGGTGCTGGCAAGATATTGGGCCTGAGATCCATATAAATTGGCGAATGTCTGTGTCAAGCCAACCGGTATACCCTGGTCAACCGCCTGATAAAAAGGTTGCGCTGTGCTGGGAGCCTGACCGAATTGTCCGACAAGAGGCTGATTCGCCTGCACATAATTCTGGAACGCCGCCTGCTGTGCGCCGGTGCGGGCTTGGCCGAGGTTGTAGAGGGACGGGCCACCGGCAATGAATCCTGCGGCGGCACCAAGGCGGTTCTGAAGCAGCGCATCGCGGAAGGCGATGTCGCGCTGGAGGGCGGCTCCGCTTGTCTCGCCGGAGGTCAGGAATTGGGCAGCCGCCCCGTAACGCGCAAGCTTGCGTTGTTCCCCGGCGAGGCCGGTCGTGACCGCCTCCTCGACCGCAGGCGCAACCCCGAAGACGTTGCCACGGGCGGTCTGGGCGGCGCGGGCGGCCTGCTGGTATTGCCTCTGCTCCTCTGCACCCAACTGCGAGCCAAGCGCAAGCTGGTTGATGGCCTCCTGCTCAAGCTGGCCACGGAGTTGTTCGGTCTGCGCCGTGGTGGTGGCGGGAAGCTCGGCGGTGGCCATCTCGCGGTAGCGTCGGCCAAGGTCAACCGCAGTCTGGTAGGATTCAGGGTCGATCTGGCGAAGCTGCTGGGTGGCGCGTTCTTCGGGTAATTGCAGGAACTCGCGGAAGGATGTGATCTCCTTGGACGCCTCCGGCGATCCAACCGTTATGGGCTTGAAATCCTTTACCTGGTTGGTTGCATCGGTTACGGCGCTCTGGACGCTGGCCAGGTCGGACTTCAACTGATTGACATAAACATCGCTGGCCGTCCTGCGCGGATCTCCGGCTGGAAGCTGGGAGAGGAGGGTCTGTGCGGAGGTCAGCCTTTCCTGAATACCGGCAATCTGCGTGTTGCCACGCTCGATGACGGAATTAAGCCTTCCCAGCTTGGTGTTGTTGTAATCGTCAAGAATCTGCTGGTCTGAAACCTGGAAGTTAAGGCGGGTGGCAAGATCGGATGATCCGAATACGCGAGGGGCGCTGATGGCGGCAAGGGCTTCGTTGTATTGCTGGGAAACCGGAATTGATGCTGCCGGTCTTCCACCAATCGCAGCTATTTGCTCCGCAAGTGCCGTGTATGTCCTGTCCCTTGAAAGCTGTTCCTCGTATTTTGCCGTCAATTCCCTTATCTGTGCGTTAGCATATTCCCTGGCTTGGGCGGCGGCTGCCTCTGCGGCTACGGCTCTTTGGTTTGCGGCGGCAGCGGCGGCATTTGCGCCGCCTATTTGCCTGTTTACAATGTCCTCTCGCGTTCCATATCCCTTGTACATATCAAGCCTCCAATTTGGGTTGGCTTATGTTGGTGCCAATCGTGCCGTAATATGAGGCGGGCATTTCGCGGGGGGCAAAGGCAACGGAAGGCTCAACCGAGGCATAGGGGCTGCGACCGTAAAGCTGCTCGAACTGGCGGGTAAGCTGCGCGCCCATCCCACGGTTAAGCGCATAGGCCTGCGGACTCATCTCATAGGCACGGCGAAGACCTTCCAGCGTGCGTTGGCCGCCATATTGGCGCTCCATTTGCAAAGCCGCCATTGTGGCGGCCTGCTGGTCAAGCGCGGAAAGTTGACGCTCCAGTTGCCTTTGCTGGGGCATATACTGGATGCGAAGCTTGTTTTCCAAGGCCGCCATTTCTGGAGCCTTTTCGATGTAGGTTTCGACGTTCTTCCTGTACGCCTCGGCGTTGGCCTGCGCTACCGCATTGGGATCGGGCGGGGGAGGAGGTGCCGGAATGGATGGTCCGCCGCCCATGTTAAGCCAGAGCCTTTCGCATAAACTTCATATAATCGTATTGTTTCCTAACTCCGTTACGGTTGAAGATAAGGCTCCTGCGGGGGCCAAATTCATCCCAAAGGATAGACAGCAGGCGTTTCATAGCCAAACGGCTACGGGGTGTAGATTTACCATCAATCGAGGTCACAGTCAAGTCCACGAAGGCGGTATCGCCGTCTGGCTTATGTACATAGTGTTTAATGTCTTGCGAGCCGTCAATAGCCCTGGCAACCGCCACGCCGACGATCTCGTCACCGTCCCTGACCACCCCTACCAAATTGTTCCTTTCATACCACGAAAACCACTCCCTGAAATTGGGCCACACGGACTCAGGCACCCCGGAGGCTTCTATGTATTCGGCGGCGGTCACGATACGTTCTTCTGAAGCTCGATGGTGTCGGGGTTGGCGGCAAGCAAAATCCCTCGCATGGAAAGCTTTTTGGACGGGGCGGAAACAATCATCCGCATATTGCGCCATTTCTGGTAGGAGCGCAGGCTGTTGGCCACCCGCTTGACGGTCAGGGCGGACAATGTCGCTGGAAGGGTAAAAGGCAGGGTGATGCCGCCAGAAGATCGGGTATCCACATTGGTGGCCAATGCAACGTCCGCCCCGTCGGTGTCGCGCCGCATGGAGATGGTGGCGTTGGTCGAGCCTGAGTTGTAGAACTCGATCTCGTAGTGCGAGCCGAACTTCTGGCTGATCCTGTCCTCAAACTCATACGCCTTGGATGTGATGGAACTTGTGTAGCTGCCCGTGGACACATAATCCACATAGTCGGATGTCGGATCAGCCGAGTCCGCATCCTTATAGCCAAGGTAATGCCCAACCCGGCTGGTCGGGCTGCCGATGGCCAGCTTGAGCGTGTTGGTCGAGAAGCCTGTCGAGAAATTGGTGATAACCATCTTGGAGGCCGCAATGCTCCAAAGCCCCTCGAAGGAGTTGAATAGGGCGTTGTAGACAAGGATATAGTTTGGCGTGATGGAACTGTCCAGTGGCAGGGACAGGAAGTAGCGGTTATTATAGAACGCGCCCGTGCAGGTGTTGATGTAGTTTCGGTTGATCCTTGCGATGATGTTCTTGACCGGTTCGCTGACCGGGGTTCCCACGATATAGAAGTCGTCGGCCACGGAGCGGGCCACGGATCGGATTCCGTCGTTGGCCAGGAAGAACACGTCCTTGTTGACGAAGTTGACGCTGCCACCGGCGATGCAGCCGATCCTGTCGTTGAGCAGGCGCACCGTCCAGCCAGCCGCCGTAGTGGCGGTCGGGTCGGCTGTGACCAGGTAAATCTTGTTTGGCTTGAAGACAAGGATCTCGTAGTCGTAGAAGGGCTGGGTGGCCACGATGTCCTCTCCGTCGTCGCCGCCCACGATGATCGAGTTTGTCGATTTCCAAATCTCTGCGTCAAGGATGTCTGAGGCGTAAAGCGTGTTCCGGTTGGTGCCTGTTCCCACCGCAAACAGGCGGTTGGTGAACTGCCGAATCAGCCGAAGGCCGGACGGAGCCAGGGCGGACACGTTTGCCGTGGC